TGACGTTGGTAGTGGTGTCGTAGCAGATATGCCAGCATACGGCAACGTTTTAACGATGTCTGGTGGTGTTGCAGGTAGTCTTGCAGGTACTATTACCTCCGCAGGTGTGACGACTCTAACCGCAGGTGGAGCTGGAACAACAGCTACTGGTCAATTCGTTACTGAAATCGTAATAGAGTAGTAATGAAACGTAGTATACTAACAGTGCTACTGTTGATTAGTGGTACAGGTGCTGCAAGAGCAGTGCCTGTGGTCCCAAATTTTACCCAGGGCTCAATGACCAGCCATACTGAAACAACGTCTACCGTAACGGAGACGATAAATAGCATGGATTATAATACAGGCTGGCAGTATGTAGTGACTGGCACCAATGTAGAATCAAGTGGGAATCTAACACCAACAGGTGCTGGATCAATTAATGCAACACAAGTAACATTAGATGGAGTGACTTCGACATGGAACGGATTGAATCTAACAGATCGACCAGACTTTTCAATAGTAACACCAGGAGCAGCCTTCCAATTCACGGAAAGTTACCAAGGTCCAGGACTTGCGAACCATACAGTAATACAAAGAACAACAACTATAAACAGCGTAACAGATACCACAAGTACCTTTACACAATAGCAACCATAGGTAGTTTATTAACACCAAACGTCGCATTAGCAGCAGACGTTGGTGGTGTAAGTGCTACTGCTAATCCAATCGCCAACTCTTCTGGCTCGGTAACCAATCAAGCTATACAGGTTTTACAAGGTCCGTACATAACTAACACCTATGGTAGTGGTATACAGTGTCAAGGTGCTACCATGAACGTCACGCCATATGTGACTGGCGGTATGGCATTTAAGCGACCATATGAGGCATACTATGATGAGCCAGTGTATGACGTTCACGATGCAGATGATGATGGACAAATAGACAATCCAGGAAATATTTTATATTATATGCCAACAAGAACAAACCAATCAGATAGTTATAATGTATCATTAGGTTTATCTGCTACATGGAGTCGTCCATTAGATAAGAAACTACAAGAGCAATGTAAGCAAGCAGCACAGGCAAGTATCAATCAAATGGTACAGTTGACTGCGAATAAAAGATTAGACTTTGAATTAGCACGTCTTAAAAATTGTGGTGAACTTAAGAAGGCTGGAGTAATGTTCCACCCCAAATCACCATACTATAGTGTATGTGCTGATGTTGTATTGGTTCAACCTGCTGGTGTAGTAGTTCCTCATATGCATAGTCTTAAGTCTAATGCTTCTACACAAGAAATTAAAGTAGAACCTCCTAAAGAAGAAGTTAAAAAAGTAGAAGTAAAAGCAAATGGAACTGCAAATGATCTGGGAACATTCTCTATTGGTAATGTTAAAGACTGATGAGTATACCTAGAATTGGAATTAATCAATTAAATTCTTACAATATTCAGATTGCCGAAACCTATACTAATAATATTCCAAATGTGTATATTCCATCTTGGATGGTTACACAACCTAATGTTGATTACTTACTTCCGCCTGTAGTAGTTAATATTGGTAATCCTATTGTTGATATACCTGGATGTGTAAAAGCACATAAGGATAATAAAAAACATAAAACTGGTATTCCAATTGATAAGGATCTGGTTGAGAATGATTCTAAAAATGCAATGACACTTTGCCCTGATGGATCATACCCTACTTATGATGCAATGAATTATGAACCAGATCAGTTGCTTATGACTTATGAAACTAAAGCACCTCCTGTTGCACCACCACCAGAACCAGATCTGAATACACCAGAGACACCAGAGATACCTAAAACAAAAGAAGAAGTAGAATGTCCTGGTCCCACATCTCTACGTATTGGTGCAGTAGGTCCTAGTGAAAAAGAAAAAGTAATAGGACACGAGTTACAAAAGACACCACAAGGGACATGGGTATGTGTAGAATTATATGAAGATATTAATATAGTAGAACAATACCTACCCTCTGCAGCAGTTGCAACAACAACGGCATCCATCGCAGCAGTAGCTGGTGCATCTGCACTATTAGCAAAACCCCTAGCAGATTTACTACTAAAGGTTTTTAAGCCTGCAATTAAACAGGTAATAGGTAAAGTTAATAAAGCACTTGGTAAGACTCCTTATAAACCAACTCAATCAGAATTAAAAACTAACGAGTATCGAGTGAAGAAAGGTTTACTTGAGATCCCTTTTGCAAAGAATCATGCTAAGAAAATGAAGAGTGAAAATAAAAAGAAATAATTACTTATCTTTCCAACCACCAGCTTTTAACCAGTTATTATAATGTGGATTATCCCAGTTGTCACTGATCTCATAAGAAGGAATAACAACCTCTTGGATATATCTTCTATTCTCTTCTACAAGTCTTACCTTGGCATCTATTTGAGCACCCCACCAAACTGCTGCACCTACTTGTGCTGCTAAGAATGTAAGTAATGGGATTGGTAAATTTTTCATTTTTCTGCTGCATATAAAGCGAATGTAGAAGTAGTTATAACAGTCATCATATTAGCAATGTGTTGCTTAGTATCAGAATCACATTGTTTGAGAGTAAAACACCCAATTATTGTTGATCCTACTATTCCTAACTGAAATAAGATTACAATCTTTATAAGATTTATAACCTTATCTTTACTGTTGTGGGACTTGTTCACGATAATTTCCTGGTACCGTACTTCTAACGACACCACCTGTTGATTTAGGTAACATCTCTGCTAATGCACTACGAACTTCTTCTCTTACTATGAGTTGAAGTTCTGATTGCTTTGCCTTGATCCTTTTCTCTGGTCCACCAGTTGCTTGATCAAGTGCATAATTACCACCCATCAAAGAACCACCACCAAGTACTGCTACTGCAGTTCCTGTACTAGCAACTTTCTGAATATCCATTATAAAAGAATCGCTCCAATAACAAATCCAAGTACAGCATTAGCACACTTACTCTGATATGGAGATAGATTAAATTTCTTCTCTATCTTCTCTAGAATCTTTTTGTCTAAATCAACTCCTTTATCAAAAGAAGTTTTAATTAGTTCTTTAATTTTTTTCATGGTTAACCCTCCAATAGTGTACCGTTTGCTCTACGAATTTCACGTAGTTGTTCAAAATCTTTCTGCTTGGTTCCTCCATCATATTCCCAAGCATACCCTTCAGTAATCATCTGTTCGTTTAATGAAATAGTATCCTCGTTAATATAGAGCCAACCAAGAAGCCTACCATACTTCCCCATGCCACCGACAAGTTCAGTTCTAATAGCGAGTTCATCTCCATCACCTGCAATAGTATCTTCTAGTTTTTTCTTTAACCAATTGGTAGCATCTATACCGAGTGCTTTCTCTTCAAGATCTCTTGTTCTTTTCTCTGGAGTATCGACTCCTGCAATTCTGACTCTTTCCTTTTTGTAAAGGTCGAATCCAAGATCAATGGTAACATCAATCGTGTCCCCATCTAAAACCCTGTTGATCTCCGTCACTCGGAAGTTGTAACAAGACTTCCTGCTTGGTGGAACCATCGCTCCCATCTTCATACTCCATAAGTGTATTATTTAGCATTTCATCTATTGATATACGTTCTTGTTGTGCTTCATGCTGTCTTATCTTCTCTATCCATTCACCTGCAGTAGGAAATGAATGACCCATATGTGCTTCTGCTTTTTGAAATATACCTGTTCCCAAAATAGCAATTACTACTGATCCCAAAAGACCTATAGCGGATACTACCTTTTCATTTGCACGAACTCTTTCAGTCAATTCCTTCTGCTTCTCCAGAAGTCTCTGCACTTGAGTTTCCAATACTGCTATCTTCACTTCGTTGCTCATTAGGATACCAGGTATCATACATGAATATGTAGTAAAGTGCAATCCCTACAGCAACAAGAAGGATAGCAATCATTATATTAACTGAGTGTACTACTTCGCTCACGATACTTTACCACCCCATTCAGAATTAGGATCCAATCTCTCCATATAATTAAACCCACTACCTTCAGGGTAAATATATTTTCCATCATCATCAAAGTTTGGACCTACTTTCTTTGCAGGGTATGTGGGATATGGTATCTTACCTGCTCTCATCTCTCTACCCTTTCTCTTTCTCATCTCATTACCAGTCTCATGGTCTTCAGGCATAGTAGGCCAAGAAGAACCTAGTATCTCCTTGATCATTTCTCTAGTGTAACCATTAGGATGACTCATAAACTTCTCCTATAACCCAAGACCTATATCCATTGTTAAAAATATAATCTTGAATACTTTCTACTCTATCTGGAGGAATCACTAAACAATATCCAATACCAAGATTAAATACATTCTTCATTTCTTCTGGTGGAATCTCACCAGCAAGCATAATCTTACTAAAGATATCTGGCATCTTCCATGAATTATAATCAACTCTTGCTTTCAATCCTTCAGGTAAACACCTTGGAAGATTCTCTGGTATACCACCACCAGTAATATTTGCCATACCATAGATGGGAAAATCATCTAGTAATTTATCTACTAGAGGTGCATAGATTGTAGTGGCAGTAAGTAATTCTGGTGTGTCATCAAACTTTATCTTCTGTCTCCATAACATATCATTAATCAAACTATATCCATTACTATGCAATCCACTACTTGCTATACCAATAATCTGATCACCCGATTTCATTCCTCTTCCATCAACTATCAATGATTCTTCTACAACACCCACGCAAAATCCAGCAAGGTCATATCCTTTAGAAAATCTACCATGTTCAGCAGTCTCTCCACCAAGTAATGCACAACCAGACATCTTACACCCATGTGCAATACCAGAAACTAATTGTTCTAATTGAAGATGATCAAGTTTAGGGCAAGAGATATAATCTAAAAAGAATAATGGTTCTGCACCAGATGTAATCACATCATTGACACACATTGCAACAAGATCAATTCCAATTACAAAGTATGCTTCAGGATCATGTGCAATAGTTGCCATGTTTATTTTAGTTCCTACACCATCAGTACCAGAAACTAATATTGGTTTTTTATAACCTTCAGGGATTCTAATCTTACCATTAAAACCACCAAATCCACCCATGACTTCAGATCGATGAGTGGATTTTACAGTAGATTCAATATGATCTACGAATGCTCTTCCTGCTTCAATATCTACACCAGCAGTTTTATAGTCCAAGTTTATAAAGGAGGGTATTCTGATACCAATTCTACAACGTCTTCTTTCATTTGTCCACTACTAAATTCATCAATCAATTTTCTAACTTGTTTTCTATCAAGACCAGCAAGTTGTTCACAGTTTTCTAAACACTTAAGAATACATTCTCTATCACTTATGGGTGGAGAAATCTCCCACCCTTGCTCATCATAATACTTCTTACCCTTAGTAACTTGTGCTTCTAAATGGGAAAGATCTAACTTCTCAGATGGATTTGTATAACTATGAGACATGTATTACGCCTTTCATACCAGCACCTTCGTGTGGAGCACATTTAAAACTATAATCTCCTGCAGTAGCAAACTTAATATCCTGCGTCTCACCAGGAGTAAACATCAATGACTCTCTGGATAAACTTGCAAATTTATCAAAGATGATATTGTGAGGAGGTAATGCGTTATTAACAAAGGTAACTGTCTCACCTGCATTGATTGTAACCTCATTGGGTTCAAAGACTAAGTTACCCTCGTAACCCATCTGTATCTCAGCAGCATATGCTTGTGCTGCTAATGTCATTGACAAGAATAATGAAGTCATCATTATTGTAAGTCTACTCATCCACCACATAATTTCGTGCTTTAAATTGTTTTTCATATTTAGTGCCCCATTGGAATACCAGATGCCAAGAGACGAGAGATGTTATTCACCTCTTCAGTTACACAGTAATCAACAAAATGAGGATGCTCCTTTAATGCAGGAACATCCTCTTTGGATTTCTGTATTGCTTCATATGCACTCATTGCATATTCACATATCTCATAATGATGTAATTGATTATCGTGATAACCGACAGTGTAATGTCTTTGTTGAGTCAGGGGCATGATTCTTTCAATCCCATACTGCAAATATTTATAGCACACTATAGTAATTTTTGCCTATTAGTGTGTTGACTCAAAGACACTGTGTTGTGTTCAATACTTACATCTTATATGGTTCTTGTGGTTTTGTATCTGTAGTAATCTTAAGAGGTGCTTGCTCAATTCTAATAGTTTGAGTAGGACCAGCCTTTGCTAAGATTGCTTCAATGTCTTTTGCAGTAGCAGGAGGAGGACCACCATTACCACCATTACCATTACCATTCATCTTCATAGTACCATCACCTTTCTTAGAAGCGGTCTGAATTCCGAAGCTAGCTAAAACTCCTGTGAAAACTGAAGCTATAAAAGTTGGATCTATTTTTTGTTGTGGTACACCTGGAATCGCCACATAATTAAGAGTCAATATTCCACCCGACCAGGCAAGAACGGTAATACGAACAAATGTACTAATGATCGCTGCTTGTTCTTCAGGATCAGGAAGGATTGCATCTTTTGCTTTAGCGAAGAGACCTTTTTTCTTCTCTTCCTTTTTATCTTCCTTTTTATCTATTACTACTTCAGGCATAAAAATAAGGGTGACTATTTCTATATAGCACCCTTAATGTTTTTTAAAATGTTGGAACTCCAAATCCACCAGAAGGTGTAGCAGGAGTAGCAGCTTGATCTGGTGTAATAGAAGGAGAAAGATCAGGAGCACCTAAACCAGCACCACCCAATCCTCCACCAAAACTACCAAGTGCTTTCTCGGTAACACTTTCTATGATGGCATCTTTATTAACGTAAACGTAAGCACCAGTGCCAACAACGGCAACAGATACAGCAGTAGACGCAAGAGCAAGTACATTAATTAACTTTTGCATTGTTCTAATATAAGTAATTTATTTATAGACACCTACCAGTATAATATGCTTTGAAGTAATTGGCAAGTCCATTGGTAGTATATTGCTTCTCACACCACTCATGAGCACATTGATATATTGCCGTTGCAGGAGATGTAGAACCAAAGTTCGCCATCAATAACCTTAAAGAATCCTGCCTTAATTTAAATTTTTCTTCTGTTAATTCTTTTCCTAACGTATCAAATTCACTCTTACTAGTACCATTAGCTCTGGTATCAGTCTGATCGTAAGTGATGTTGTTAGGCATTGTTCTGAAGAGTGTCTTCTTATTATATAATAAATTTATATCTTGTCAATAGAGATTATCTTCTTGTTCAGTTAGTAGAGTAAGTTCTTCTGAAGTAGGTTTAGCAACACAAGTAAGAACAAATCCTTGCTCCAATTGGTCATCATCTAAAAAGAATTGATCTTCCTGATCAACTGTACCTTCTACAATTCTCATAGCACATGAAGAACAAGATCCTGCTCGACAAGAATAATTATGATCTAAACCTGCCTCTTCTAATGCATCTAATATTGAAGTATCTTCATCACATTCAAATGTATCAGTTGATCCATCTGCGTTCTGTAAAGTGATAGTAGACATTGTGTTTTATGATACAACCGTAGTATATATCAAGATATTATATTAAACCCAATGACCCTGCTGTTATACCAACACAAACAAAAAATCCAAACTCTACTAAATCTCTAGAGCCTGGAGGTAATGAAGTTAAGAGAATTGCTAATGGTAGCATTTAAGAAAATACAAACGTTGAAATTATTGGACTGAAATATAAGTAAGTAGCAACTGATACTAAAAATAATACTTGTGGCATTTGAATAGGTAGAAATACTCTTAGTATTATATAGGTATTTCTACCTTACAGTCAAGAGTATTAGGACACCTATCACACCGACCATTGCTAAACGACCATTCCATCGTTCAGCGAATCTCCAATATGGGTGAGACCAATCCATTATGCACCTGATGGTACAGATACTGGTTGCATCTCACTTATTCTTATACCTTTACCACCATCCTGATCATCGTCATCATCATTAAATGTACGAAGAATAAGTTCAATCAAGACTAAAGCAGCCATCGGATAAAAAACCCAGAGGACTGCTGTTAGTGGTGATATGGTGTCTGTTGCGGCTGAGAAGTCGCCCATTTGTTTTGATACGGTAATAAATTACGAGTAATTATTTAGTTTTGTTAAGAATTAGACTAAACCAGGAATGAGTTGCCCAGTGAAACTGTAGCTAGCAAAGGCTGCAACGCAACCAACGATAGCAGCAATACCATTCCACTTTTCAGCGATGGAGAAATCGACTTTGTTGTTAGTGTTTTCATTTGACATTAGTAAATACCTGGAATAAGATTGCCTGTTACTGCATAGGATAGTCCAAAGAACCATACTCCTAGCATTGCTGCACGTCCTTGTGCTCTGAGGAAAATGTTTTCGTTTTTCATTAGAAGATACCTGGAATGATTTGACCTGTTGTTGCATAAGCACCGAACGCTGCAACGAATCCGATCATTGCCATCCAGCCATTAAACTTTTCTGCTTCTGGTGTCATTGTTTTAAACTCCTTTCGTTAGATTTGTAATAGGGTTAGAAAGTGACCTCCACTGTTCTTAGTTGAGGTGGTGTAAGAGACCTTGGTATCTAAAAGATACCTGGTATAACTGCTCCGAATAGGATGTAGTTATGTACAAGTGCGAAGAAACCAATCATGGCTAAGCGACCATTAAGTTGCTCTGCATGTGGACCGTAGCCCTGATAGTCTTCAACGTACTGCATAGGTGGTTCAGAAGCAAACATGTTCTGCTTACCATATTCAGTTGTTGTGTACCTCTTCATACTGTTAGATGAAGTTGTCATTCTTTTGTAAAGAAACGTAACATAATTATATAGTAAATATAAAGTTTCGTCAAATAGGTACTTATACGGATGCCCGAACAGTGAAAAGGAGGTCTTATAACCCCCATAAGTACCCCTTATTAATAATCATCATCATTGTATCCGTTGTTACTTTCTACCCACTCAGCATTATTTCTACAATACGCATCAGCATCTATCTCCATACGCCAATGAGTGACAGTATGAAGAGTCTGTATCAGTACTCCCACAAATATAAGCATCACTGGGCCTATCCAGAGTGGATGCATTACTATGTCTTCTGTTTTTTTCATTGACCTCATTAACACCAAGTACTGCAAAAGCAGCAGCGAGTGCTACTGCTATGTTTAGTCCGATAAGCCTTTTCATTGGGATCCGCTATCGTGGCAATTTATATATGAGTATTGCACCCTGAATACTAATAAAAGTATTTTGATTTGAATACTAACTGAAATATTGTGGTGGTTTCCTATCGCCTCCAAGTCTGAAACCACCAAAGGGACTTGCAGCAGTCATAGGTAGCGAAACTTACGACTCAATTATTATACCATAAAAAAAGACCCTCGGCAATGCAGAGGGTCTCTTTGTGTAAACTAATCAGTAATTAGAATACGAACTTAGCACCTAACTTAGCACCCCAGTTAACGATGTCATCGTTAGATGAATCTTCACCAGTTACACCAGAGATCTCACCGTAGACTCCGATGTTCTCGGTAGCAGCAACAGTAACACCTGCCTTACCAGAGAATTCACCTTCAGAACCATCAGTTCCGTCTACAGCGACGAATGAAGGACCACCTTGTACGTAGAATCCAGCATTCTCAGCTAAAGAACCTTCGTAACCGATGTGAAGATCAGTTGTTGCTCCAGAATAATCTCCATCAGGATAAGAGATATTGCTCTCAACATTCACGTAAGGACCAGCAAAAGCTGCACCAGCGAGAAGGAATGGAGATGCTGCTACTGCAGCGATTGTTGATTTAATAGACATTTTTTTGTTTATTATTATCTCGCAAGGGCATAAAAAATCCCTGCGGATGATAAGACCCCCGACATGGGATCTTGTTTGCATCTACACAGGGTTACGATTCTTTCGAGTCCTTTGTATCTGATTTATTTATAATACCAGATTATTAAAATGGTGTCAATATATGACAGTCACTTATCTGGTTGTCACTCCTTCTTCTCTTCTTCCTGCTGTTTTGCTTGAGAGTTTTCGGTTATCCGACCCAAGTAAGGATCATATTTCATATAATCTTTAATGTTAAAAGTAGCTCCATTCTGTTGCCAAAAATTTAACAATGCTGTATATGGTCCTTTATGAAATACATGAATATGTTCTGGATGAATAGTTGAATCAAAATTTAAATTATATAAGAACAACGGAATAGTATATGTTTTTCCAGTTTCTAGTACAGTATCCTCAGAAACTGCTCTTGGTCTAACTCCTTGATCCAACTTATACTTATCTCTACGTATATGATGCTTCATCAACTTTGCTGCATGGTGTCTACTAATCAAATAGATCGCAGCAGAGAAATCATTAATAAACTTTAGATGCAATTTGATATGAATATCTCCAGTACATATTGTAGTTAACTGAACGCAGTCCCAATCATAAGGTAACAATGAAAAGAAATCTGTCCAAGTAAAATTCCAAAAATGTGCAAGATCTAAATTAGCATCATCTTCAAGAATCAAACAATAATCATCATCAGTATTCTCATAGAAATGTTTTATTGCTTTTAGATGCGACAAGCAACATCCCAATTCATTTGTTGTTACATCATCAGGAACTATACCTTTTAAATAAACCGCAGGATCATCCTTTCTTGCATCTATTCCTTCAATTCTTGTATGATCTTCTATCTCCCAGTACTTAAACTGATTCTCCATATACTCACGACGATCCGTATCAGCATCTAAGTTGATCCAATAGATGTGAGGCATACCCTTAAGTTTAAAGGCACCTTTATTTTTATCCCTCGGTAATTCTTGTCCAGTCATCAGGTGTTACATCTTTAGTGTTGTGATCTTTGGTGTATCCAGTTGTTCCAAACCACTGGAGAGGTGCTATTACTTTCTTATCTTTATTAGATGATAACCACGCACCCCACCAAGAATAGGTAGAGTTAGCAATAATAAAATCATTACATAAAGACATTAAACAAAGGTCTACTCTGTTATCTTCATTTTCTGAAATAATAAATCTATCATCAGCAAATGTAGATTCATCATGACACCACAAAGGATCATCAGAAAATACAATTACATTTCGATCAGAATCAAAATGATCTAACGCTGCCTTATAATAATCCATACCACATACAGGATGATTATCACTGTTCTTTACATAATCACCACGTCGAATATGTAAAGCAATAGGATTCTCTACAGATCCTATCATCTCTTTACAAGGAGTTAATACTTCATCCTTAAAGGCAAAGTCCTCACGAATCTCACTCTCAATATGCTTAAAGTATTTTTCTGTTTGAAAATATCCTTGAAGGCTTACGTGATCAGGACAGTTATTAAAAAGTTCCTCATCAAAATGAAAGAACCTTTCCTGTACGACTGGTGCATGACCATTATTTAAAAGTCCCAACTTAACATTAAGATTAAAGGAATCAAACAATTCAGTCCTTAACATATTACCAATACCATCATCCACTGCATCGGGATAATATGGAATGATAATATCTGTACCAATCTTTGCTGCAAGACCCTTCAACGAAGCATATTGAAACATCTGATTACACAACCTTCCCATTCGCCCAAGGGCATTAAATCCTATTGTCATACTAATTGCTTCCTACGAGTTTTGAGATACTCTTGTCCTTCATAATACTCCACCAATTGCTTCCTGTCAAATGTTTTTATAGTATTCCAAAGATTCCAATTGCTATTAAAGTTTGGATTACTGAACCAAGAATTATCAGTTCTACTATGCTCTAAATGATATACATAATCATCTATTCTTGCAATGCGATTACCTAATATACTCATACGATAATAGAACTCATCATCTTCACAACCCCACGATATAAAATTCTCATTCATCATATAAGAATCAATATACTTTTGACGATTTACAAACTGAGTCCAACCAATTGTAGAATTAGATAATGTTTTACTATAGTCTAGTACATCAGTACTAAGTTTATGGGTGAACAGATTATACATATCCATATCATAGTCTGCTTTCCACTGATAAACACCACATCCATATGGATACACTACATCAGCTTTGTCATCATTGATTGCAGTGTATGCTTTTTGATATGAGGTGATAGGTAGAATACAATCAGCATCATAGTTTGCAACTACTTTAGTTTTAGTAGCAACAATCAAATCATTTAATACCTTACTCTTACAGAACCAAGGGTCATCAGATTTCTCATAAAGATATGTCAGATTATCAATGCTTGCATACTTCTTTATCTCTGGTATTGCTCTAAACTTAAAGGTCTCCTGATTGGATACTTCCTTTACAATAACTTTTGCAGGTACATGACGTAACAAATAAGAAACAGAAGATATAATATTTCTCAATCTATCTTCTGTCTCGATTCTTGTTGGAATAATAAAAGTAAGATCCATCATAACCTTACAATCTCTCTCTTAATCTTTTCAACTCCTTCTGGATAGTATCCTTCGGTGTCTATATGTTTCAGAGCAGGACCAAACCAAGGATCAGGTGCATAGATCTTCTTATCTTTACTCTGTCCAAGATATGCCATCCACCAAGAGAATGTACTATTAGAAATAATAAAGTCATTACATAATGATCCTACTGCCAAATCAAAATGACCTTTAATAAGATCTTCAGGTACAGTATCATTAAAGATAAAATTACTACCAGTAAATATTTCCTTACACCAAGGGATATCATCAGTCATAACCACATACTGACGATCAGTTCCCAACTTTTCAATACCTTCCTTATAATATTCTGCAGTACAGGGAGGATGAAAGTCTTGGACTCGAATAAAATCTTTACCTCTTCTTACATTAATACAAACAGGATGATCAGTTTTATTATCCTTATGAAACTTTTCTGCAACACTTAATATATGATCACGAATAACAAAGTCCTTTCTCAATTCTTCTTCTGCATTCTCAAAGTAATGATATGATTCAAAGTATCCATAAAGGGTAGAATTATCTGGACACTCATCAAAGAGTTCCTTACAAAATTCTGCTTGCTCAAGATTGATTTCATTACCACCTTCAATCAAACCAAACCTACCACCTAAGTTATTCATCTCAAATAGATGTTGTAACTGGTGGTTCTGAGTAATGATCTGATCGCCTTCCATCTTATCAAACCAAGTTACTTTGGAATGATCAGGAATACAATAATCATATCCTAAATTTTTTGCTATACCAACAAGAGAAGCATACTGGAACATCTGGTTTCCCAAACGTCCATTAGACCCCAAGGTATTCATACCAAGCATAATTAATCACCTTTAATAACTCTGTAACTATCCTCATCAAAGTGTTGAGTAGAAAATTCAAACATATCAGTGTCTTCCAAAGCAAGCATCTGATGCCTCAACCCTCTATACACATGAAACTTATCTCCTCTTTCAAGTACCACCTCCTTTGCATTTTCTCTGTCATCATCTTCAGAGTACCATACGTGAAGTTTACCTTCTTCTAAGTAAAAAGTTTCATCCTTGAGAACATGATAATGCCAAGAACATCTTTTACCTTTTATGAAGTGAAGAAGTTTGCCACAATACTCTTCAGTATTACAAATCCATTTCTCATATCCCCATCCTTTGGGGACAATTTTAATTTCGGAAGAACTCATCAGAATTAATACCTTTATCGTCTATGAATAAATCTGCATGAGGTTTTCCCATAATTAATTCATGGTACTTACATCCCCATTCTTTTAATTGCTCTTGCGTAAGTTCAAATAGAACTCCTTCAGCTTTTACAGATGCAATAGAATGAGGTTGATCAGAAAACCTACCCATTGCTCTTGCAGTAAAGTAGATAATGTAATCACCTTCATCATATAGTTTATTTACTTTATCTATACGATCTTGCCAAGGTTCTGCTTTGTGGTAATCTCTACCTACAGTCGGTGTGCAGATAGTGTTATCTATATCAATACAGTATCTCATATTTAAATATTTAAAAGTGCAACTAAAGTATCATAAGGAATCCATGCAGGATCTTCATCTTTAACCTGAACCAATACTTCAGTGAATTGTTTATTCATAAATCTAGAATAGGTTTCTCTTGTATTTTGAATATAAGTATCTGGATTAATCATTTAATACCTCTCTGGTAGATTTGGATATTTATAGTTAATTTTATTAATCACATTGGTAGAAGAATATCCACCTACTCTATTAAAAAATCTAACTTCTTTTGCATATTCTCTTCCTACTACATCACCATCCCTCCAATCACCTCCTACAATAAGAACATCGGGATTATAGAATTCAATCAATTGTTCCAATTCTTTTCTACTCCCAAAGACATGTACTTCATCAATATACTTGATTGCTTTTAACATTGCAACCCGATAGCAAAGATTGTTAATAGGTCTATCTGCACCTTTATCAAGTGCTACCTTTTCATCAGTATCAACACCAACAATCAATCTATCACCAAGTGCTTTGGCTGCCTTGAACAACTCAATGTGACCTGGATGCATTAGATCAAAGCATCCATTAGTCCAAATAATTTTCATTTTAAATAATCCTCAACCATAATAAAGAATACCATCAGTTAAATAATCCTCAACAGTTATAAAATGATAAGGTAACTCACCTAAATTTAACCAATCCATATCAGCACAAGTATATGTTTGATACTTACCTTTTAAATGATCAGGAAATGGTATATATTCTATCTCACCATTATACTTGGTAGCAATTAAATTAGCAACCTCTTGGAATGATATTGGATTACTTGTACCTAAATCATAAATCCCAGATGGTTTATTATTATTCAATACTATATCTACTATATCATCCACACATATAAAATCTCTTTTAAATTTATCAGACCCTTCAAATAATTTTAATTTACCAGTCTCTTTAATCTGTTGAGTAAACTTCTGTACTGGACTTGCTTGATCTCCTTTATGGTCTTCACCCTCACCATACACATTGAAGTATCTGAATCCTTGAACTAATGAAAACTCATCCATATGATCCTGAACCCAGTAGTCCATTATCACTTTGGATATTGCATAGTAATTAAGAGGGTTTATTGTATTAGAAGTATTACCATAAACAGATGCAGAGGAAGCATACTTAATTGGTATCTCACGTTTAATTGCTTCTTGAAATATCCATTCAGTAAAATCAACATTAAAATGATGAAGTGCTTGAAGGTTTTTACAAGTAGTAGATGAGATAGCACCTTGATGCAATATCAATTCAACATCATTCCATTGATAGAAAGACTGTCTGAAATGCCAACTATCATTCTTCTCCACCTGTACAACTTCTTTACCTGTTAGTTTTTCAAGGAATTTCTTTCCAATAAAACCTTGAGCTCCTGTAAGAATAATCATAATAAACTAACTCCTCTTTGTTTAACTACTGTAGAAGCACACTTGTTTGCAAACTTAATACTCTCAATTATATCACCTATCTTACAATACTCAACTACAAGTCCTGCCATAAACGAATCACCTGCACCAGATGCATCCTTAACATCAACCTTATCAACCGAATACCTCTTACCTTTATATTCACATCCATCAGCTCCCATAGTATGAATAATCTTATTACTTATTTCAGGTACAAGAAATGGTTTTGAGTTTTGATATTCATAATCATTAATCTTAATATACTTTGCATATTGTATCCATTCCCCAAGAATCTTTTTAGTATCAACAAAAGTATTAGGATGCTTAAAACATATCTCATTAATATCATCTTCAGTTAAGAATCCTTTATCATAATCAGAGACCACAATAAGATCATACTCATCATAATCAATATGATTTAGATTAATTCTTGGAATTGTTTGTGTGGTATCTACTCTAAAGAATGTATGATTACTATTATGATGAACATATCTTGTTTTGGTAATATCATACCAATTATGATTAGTTAAAAGATCACATTGATCATGTAAACTTTTAATATTTCGATGAACATTTTTTGCCATACCAGGATTCTCAGTCTGATCCTTCATGTTTAATACTGGTACGGGTACGTCAGGACATAATCTTAATGCATCACAATACACAAAGACATCTCTGGAACTATCACCAACAACTAAAACTTTTTTCATCTTCCAATATGAGATTTATAAAACTCCTTAACATCTTCAGGAGGATGTGGTAAGAATGCTCTAAGTAACCAATCATTCCATCCAGTAAAATTAGGAGATAATTTAATAAACAATCTATCTTTTGGTAAAACTTTAGCAGCAAGATGAGCACCAAAAGAATCGCATCCAGCATAATAATCACAAGATGCTGCTAAGTCAACAATGTATTTAATAGAAGGTTTAACTAAAAGTTTATGGTCTGTAACAGGAACATCAATTTCTTTATCGGATATTACTATTACTTTTGCACCCTTTTCCTTAGATAAATTCTCAACAAATTGCCAATCATCCATTGTAATAGAAGCAATATCTGATCTAGGTCTTGTAGAAGTTGGATAATGAAAGAGTATATAATTATCAAAATCAACTGGATTTGCATTCTTAATAAAAGAAGATCCAACATAAGGACGGGTAGTATCTTCAAAACATCCCACAGCATTTATGGCCTGAACTTCATCTTCTTTAAGTCCAAATAATTTTAAACCTACTTGATAATTCTTTGGAAAATCTGGTCTAAAATGCCAGAAAGGAATAGCAATAGGATCAAGAGATTCCATTGCTTTCTTTCCATCTTCATCATCCAAAGTATAATGTGCTTTTAAATTAGGATAATCTGGATTATTCTCTAACAAAGGAATTAAAACATGACCAAATCTACAAGCCCAATAAAGTTCACTAATAGATTCCTTTTCTTCAGGAGTAAGAATGGCATCTAGAAATACCATATCTCCAATTCCTACAGAAATATAAGTTTTCATTAAATTAATACCTCGACTTTCTTTCTATAATCATAGCAGGTTTTCCACTTCTACGAGCAGCAAGTAAACAACTAGTAACTCCTGCACCATTTACTGGATCTAGAACTGGGAAGCTAACTGCCTTTCTAAAGACTTCAGTAAAATCTTGTGAATGTGTGATACCAGAATAAAAAGGACCAGCATCAGCAGTGACTGCTCTAATAATAATAGGACACTTAAACTCACCATGAGATATTCTTTCTATCTTATCAATATGATTAATGATTGCGTCAGCAGCAACCAACATAAAATCATGTCGTTCATAATAAAGAACTGGCAAAAACCCCTCAAAAGACATACCAATAGCAAGACCTGCCATGAGGTTTTCTGCTACTGGAGTTTCCAACTTTTGATCATCAGGAACATTCTTTAATGTACCTATAGCATTTCCATACTTAACATTATATCCAATAAAAATAGCACCCAACTTACCCAACTCAGTCATAGAATCAATCATTGCATCTTTATAAGATGACTCTGGTGCAACCCAATCCTTATCCAAATAACTCATTATATTTGGTTCATCTAAGGGGGGAAAATATTCATTATCTGTTTTCTTGACTGCCTTAGATAGGTCAATCATTCCTGGCTTGCGACAGTGGGGATAAGTACATTCATAATGATACTTAATAACACGGTTAGAATCCCAAGTTGGATGTGCTGTCTTACCCCAACGGTCAGCATTACTTGCTTCACACGATCTGTCATTGCTTTCTATGATAAAAGTACAAGGTAAATCAAATCCATCAGCATAACGAACTGCCTCTGAAAGGTGTCCATTATCCTCTGTACCATCACCAACAAAGCACCAAACCTTTTGGTCCGATCCTTTACGTTTCAATGCCCAGGCAATCCCTGCAGCAATAGCAGGAGTACCACCAATGATAGCAGAAACAAAAAAGTTTCTTTCCCTATCATAGATGAACATACTGCGTCCATTCTTAATTCTATCTTCTACAACATCAGGTGGCACACCGTGTAGAAGAGCATGATAATGATTTCTATGACTGGATATTACATAATCACCTTCCTTTATATCCTTAAAAATATCTATTAACTGTTCCTCATTTCCTCCTGACAAATGAAAAAGGAATGGGAGTTGGTTATCCATATAAAGATCACCAATATGATCCTCAAAAGCAATTAATTCTTCTTTAGTCCAAACCTTTCTCATTACTCCTCTCCTATATTAATCATTATTCTACCAGCATCTCCCGATCTAAGCAAGTCAAATGCATCATTAATTCGATCAAGAGTAAAGGTATTAGTATGCAAACTTTCATATTCTAACAATCCTCTATCCGCAAGAGCAATATATCTTGGAATATCTTTTTCAGGATCTGTTCCACCACCTTGTGTTGCTCTAACAGATTTACCAGTACCATCAAACATAGAGACTGCATTTGGAATTTCTACCTCTGCACCTGGTCTTGGTTGACCAACAAGAATTAATCTTCCACTTGGTGCAAGTTTATCATATGCTGCACTAATTACTGGAGGAATACCAGTGGTGTCAATAATAACATCAACCTTCTGTAGAATATCAGATACATTATAAACAAATGAATCTGCTCCCATTAAAGTACTAAGTTCAGACATCTTCTCACTAATATCCACAGCATAAATTGGAGATGCACTCTTCATCTTTGCTGCTTGAATTAAATTAAGTCCTACACCACCACACCCAACGATAGCAATTGACTCTCCAAACTTAAGATCACATTCATTATCAATGATACCTAATGCAGTTGTTAAAGAACAACCAAGCATTGCTGCTAATACTGGTGAAGTACTTTGTGGGATAGAAGTCACTCTATTTTCAGAAACAATAGAGTATTCACTAAGAGTTGTAACCTTACCACTTGATATAATTTGATCATCTAAAATATATTCTGGAAAAGGAGATTCAAAACCAGATCCTGGTCTCCAATGCATCACTACCTTGTCACCTACCTTGACAGTATTGACACCCAATCCTATCTGCTCAACGATGCCACAACCCTCATGTCCCATTAAGTGGGGAAGAAAACGTGCGTTTCCCTTGTGACCCCTGATTTCGTGCAATTGAGCACCACACAGACCGCTTACAAGAACTCTTACAAGTACTTGCCCAATCTTTAGATCAGTAGGTTTTACATCTCTAACTGCTAAAGGAGCATCAATCTCTTCTAATACTACTGCTTTCATAATTCATACCCAACATACTTGGTTACGTTTGTAAAAAGATCTATATGATCATTATAATGTCTTCTATCATTAGGATAGTAAAAGGTTTTTGCTTTAGTATCAATCACATCTACAATATAACAAAGTGCCGTAGGGACTGTATGTATTTCCTTTGCATTCTCCAATACTTTTGTCCAATCAAATAAACTAAATCCATCTATAATTCTATTTTCTATTACAGGATAATCATATTCCTTTTCACCCAATGAACTAGTCTTACGAATATCTGTATTAGTAAGATCATTCACATATACATACTCGCTATCATCATTTAAACCAAGAATATTATAATACAATTCATCTTCTCTATCATTCTTTCTATTAAACTTAAAATACTTACCCCAATCTTTATGATCTATACCAACTAATCCAAATTTAGATCTCATAATCATATTTGGATCAGTATTAAAAGTTCTATCTGCGGTAGAAGTATCGATGTAAATAAAACCTTCTACCTCACCAAATCCAGCATAATTAAATAATTTACTTCTAGGATCTTTCATCCATTCAGATAATTTACACCATTGAATATCTGGAATATATTCAGAAATCCAAAATATATCATCACGTAAAGGCCATATTATAGAATGACCTTTATCAAGATAAGTACGTGCAATCTTCTGAAGAAAGAATACATCTCCAACTCCAGCAGGTTGCTTAATTATACATGATTTCATTTAATATATGCTGCTAAAATATAATCATCTTCTGGATTAATTGATTTATGATATTCAATTACATAATCCTCATTAATAGATTTAATCTTAGCTTCCAATTTTTTTTCTTTTCCTCCAAAATAAACAGGAATATCATCAATAATGATTGTATGATTTTTAATAGGGTGATCCTTAATAAAATCAAGTTCCTCAAATGTAGGAACTCCACCACCTTCAGAATGAGCATCCAACCAAAAACAAGCCTTGCCATCTACCTGATTTAACATTTCAGGTATACAATCCAAAGAAGTTCCTGCCCATAATCCAACATTGTCATTATCTTTAAATCTTTCCATACATTCTTGATGGCGATTTTCCATAAACTCACAACTAAGAATGTTATCAAATCCAGCATCTAAAGCATACTGAACACCATTTCCTATATGAGTTCCTGTTTCTACAAAGAATTTACAATCCCTTGCAACACCAAGATCTTTAAAAAGATAGTAAGCTACTATCTTATCTTCTGCTACTGCTTTTTCAAATAATTCTTTAGTCATTGAAATAATTCCTCCAAATAAAGTCTTCTAAGATTTCCATTTTTTTAGTCCTCTCTAAGTTATCTTTAACAGCATCTAATTTGCTATAATAAAGATCCTCAGATACATCGAACTGATCAGTAAGATCTATTATACCATCTTTATTAAAATAGTCACCTATATTAGGAGCTCCATAATAAACTGGTATAGTTCCTGTTGCGAAACAATCTAATAATTTCTCTGTAAAATAAGTTTCATAAGATGCATTTTCAATAGCAACTGAAAACATATAATCACAAAGACCTTCCTCTTTAGTATCAATCTCAGTATCAAATCCTCTGCCAAAGAAATCAATACCATCTACATCCTTTAATCTTTCCACCCATTCTAAACGATCTCTATGTCCTTCACACATATTTTTATTAGATGCGATCATAGAAATCATCTTGGACTTATCATATACCTTTGGTTCTTTAATCCAAGTACCTTGAGCAGGAACCCATTTGAACTTGGGACTGATATCAAGTAATGATTGATTGTGTGTAAAGATAGTATCAAAGGTATCTAAGATTTTATCCTTACCAACAGTCCTTGCATACTCAGTTATCTGAGGAAGAATAGCAGCAGACTCAAGTATCCAAGCATACTTAGGACCCTTTACTTCATCATCAAATGCTATTCCAATAGCACTATCAATATAGAAAGTACCCTCACCACCTTCTTCAACCCATTCAATATGTTCAGATTCCTTACCCCACACTGAACACCTTGGTGCATCACTATAGTTAAAGGTATTACCGACTAAATTAAATTTATTTCTGGGCATCAATCTGCTCCACAATCCAGTTATATGTTTTACGAATACCCTCTTCAAGTGTCATAGAATAATCCCAATCAAGTTTCTCACGAATAAGAGCATTGTCTGAATTACGTCCACGAACTCCAAGAGGTCCATCAATATGTTTCTTATCTATACTCTTGCCAGCAACCTTTGCAGCAGTATCTACTAATTGATTAATGGTAACCATCTCTTCGGAACCGATATTGACTGGTCCAATGAAGTCGGAGTCCATGAGCCTTCTTGTTGCTTCAATACATTCGTCGATGTAGAGGAAGGATCTTGTTTGTTCTCCATCTCCCCATACCTCAATTGTATCGGTATCTCCCGCATACGCAACCTTTCTTGATATTGCTGCTGGAGCTTTCTCCCTACCACCTTCCCAGGTTCCTTCTGGTCCAAAAATATTGTGGTAACGAGCAATCCTAACTGGAATGCCGTGATTACGATTATATGCCAAGTAGAGACGTTCGGAAAATAGTTTTTCCCATCCATATTCTGAATCAGGTGCTGCAGGGTATGCTGAATCCTCACGACAATTAGGATTATCAGGATCAAGTTGGTTGTACTCTGGATACATACATGCTGATCCAGAATAGAATATCTTTGTTTGCCAATTTAACTTAGGTCTATTTGCTTCTGTCCATTCTTTTATATCACCAAAGGTCTCATTTAACTTACGTTGCTCTTCAAGAACATTCAAGTTTATAGTACAAGAATTATGCATAATCTCTGCATCATTCTCACCAGTGAATACAAAACCTGCACCACCCATATCAGCAGCGAACTGATATATCTCATTGAAAGGTAAGACTAATCTGTAAGGAATATCATTATAGAAATTACCTTGATCACCTTTAAACTCTAATACTCTACGGACAAAATCTACATCACGAAGATCACCAGTAACAAACTCATTTGCTTGTGTTGATGTAAATTCAGGATACTTAAGGTCAACACCTCGCACCCAATAACCATCAGCACGGAGTCTCTTTACCATATGACTTCCAATGAATCCACCAGCACCAAGTACAAGTGCGGTCTTCTTAAATTCAGGCATTAAATTAATTTTACTCCTTTATGTATTATAATGTTATCCAACGCTCATTGTCAAGAGTCCATTTAGTAACCTCTGCAATACGTTCACGAACAGATTTAGCAGGCTGCCAACCAAGTTGTTTCATCTTATCACCATCAAGTGCATACCTAAGATCATGTCCTGGTCTTGATGAATGGAAATCAACCATCTCATACTTAAGTTCTTTGCCTTGTGCCTCTGCAATGATAGTTGCTAACTCTAAATTATTAAGTTCTTCTGAACCAACTATATTAAATTTAGGACACTTTGCCCCACCCCATGTCTTTTCAAACTCACCTTCATAATCAAGAAGAAAAAGAACTGCATCAGCAACATCCTCTGCATGAATATAATGTCTTGAACCAGGAATTGTTTTAGTAGAGTCACTATGAATAGTAACACTCTCACCATCCCTTGCTCTCTTAATACACATAGGAATGAACTTCTCTGGATGCTGACGTTCACCAAATACATTCATCGTATGAGTAATGTATATTGGAAGTCCATATGTATTTTCATATGCAACTGAAATTTCTTCAGCAGCAGCCTTAGTTGCACTATAAGGATTAGTAGAATTGTATCTATCATTCTCCTTATACTTGATACCATCTGGTGCAGGACCAAATACTTCATCAGTACTAAAGTAAATAAACCTTTCCAAATTCTCTTGCGTTCTTGCAAACTCTAATATATTAACAGTACCTACAACATTATCCATTACAAATTCCATTGGATAATCAATACTACGATCTACATGAGATCCTGCTGCAAGATGAATAATATAATCTACGTCACCAACCTCACTACGAACAAGTGGATTGAGTTCTGCTTTTAAATCATGATGAACAATCTTAACTCTCTTCCTCACTTCAGGATCAAAGGTAAGCATTAAATCATGAAGACGATTTAAATTACCACTATAATCAAGACGATCAAGTGAAATAATTTCCCAATCAGTTCTTTCTAATATCTGTCCAATCAAGTGGTGAGCAATAAATCCTGCACCACCTGTTATAAGAGCTCTTTTCATATCAAATTCTTTTTTAATATTATACAAAAAAATAGGAGGTATGTAAACCCCCTACATTACTAATCCCACATTGCTTCAACTTTCTTTTTCAATTCTGCTACATCTGCTGCTACTCCCGCACTACCACTATCAGAAATTAATTTCTTTTCTATATTCGCAATTGACAGTTCGATAGATTTAATATCGGCTTCAATTACTGTTAATCTCTTTTCAACTTCAACATCATACTTAGACATCGAAGCACCTGTTGAAGACTTTGCTGCTGTTCCTTTAGCCATTTTAATAATAAAACTCTGTCCTTATTTATACCCAACGAGATACAGTTATCTCAATTGAGTTGTCGGTCATCTCCCATTCCTCCTCAACTTGAAAACCTTCTTCCTTTGCTGTATTGTGTACAGTCATCCTTGCATACTGTTGAGTAACCTTCTCAACAAATCTTTTAGGTGGGATTGGTTCTTTCCAAGTCTCAAGATCAGTGACTAACTGATAACTCTCTGTCTGTGCATTCCAACGAAAACCAATATCATTACCAACAGCAACATCAACTTGCCATTGCTTATGCTTATGGTCATGAGGATTTTCTAATTTAACATCTTCATCTATATTGTAACCAAGAAGTTCTAATGCTTCAAGTAAAGCAGGACGATCTTTAATTTTCGTCTGTATTGTGCTGAAGTGTGACATCTTCCTGTGTAGTAGTGGTTTGATAATATTCAGGTTTGTATAACCTTTGAGTTACTGTTCCCAATTTACTTTCTATTGTTCCAGTAAGTTGTTCACATTTATTAGCAAGTGATCCAATAACCTCTTCAGTTACCTGACCATCTTGTCTAACAGTAAACTTGATTGTTTCTTTAGGCATTAGTAATCTTCTGTAATAGAGTTTTCTTCTTAACCTTTACTGGTTGCTTCTCTACAACTACTTCCTCAACCTTAACTTCTTCTACAGGCCAAGGAACATCATATTCCCAATTCTTTTCTGTATCAAAAGTTTCTGCTGGATTACCCAAACTTCTTTGTAATAATCTAACACGAATAGTATCCTTTTTGAATACTGGTTGTGGAGTTACAATCCTACCAAGTTCAATATACTCTACGCAGGAAGTTGTTTTTGGTTCCACTACTGGAACATATGGTTTTTCTTTAGGCATGATTAGAATGAATGATGGTGTGTGTCTATATCTCCATGTTCTATGTTATCTATCTTCTCAATATGTCCATGATCAATATCAATATGCCATTTCTTTTCAAGTGCATCAGCGATTCTTTCGAGTGCTGTTGCGATACGATTGAACTCTTCACTCATGAGTAACTCCTTGCTTCATCTTTACTGTAGCAAGGAACACCAGCAGGGTCAAGCCATTTGGTGTATTCAAAATCTTCAATGGCTTGCAGCAGCTGCATACCATTATCACAAAGATACATATCCTTCCATCTTGGAGAATACTCACTCATCTTTTGAATACGAAAATCAGGTTTACCATTTTCCAATGTACCTGCTTCAACATAACGGTATGGAAACCGTTCCATAATAACATTCATTTTATATTACTCCTACAAGATCTTCAGCGATGCACTCCATTATAGCATTATAATCAGCATCTGGATCTTCTCCAGTTAAATTTACCTCGTTTTGATAAAACCTTACAAGTTTCTTATATAACTTTGGATACTTTACATCTAAAAATATTTCTTTATTTGCTGCAGCACGTAGGGTGCTTATGTCTTTCTTGAACTTAGAAGTGAGCGTCATTGCTTCGTAATGGTTGACGGATTTATTATAAATGGATACTAAGCAAGTGTCAAGTCTCTGCACCACCTCCTGTAGTTTGACGACGATGCCACTCCTCCTCTTCTCTCTGCTTTCTTTGGTATTCCTCATTTAATTTTGCAGGTGTTTTTTTTCGTTCAGTCATGTTTAGATGTTTTAGCCATTATTATATATCATTTACGTATAACAACAACCTCATCACCATCATCATCAGTCTCTGCATTAAAAACTAATAACTCTTCTCCTGATTTAACATTCTCCATTTCTGGATGTATTCTATTTCTTCTTCTTGGTTCCTCTCTTAGCATACTCATTGACTTCCACATAAAAGCAAAAGCTGCTCCTGCTGTACCAGCAAAGAGCAACCCAAATATAACCAGTTCTATATTATTCACTTTCTTCTACTAGTTTTTTATAGTACCTCAATCTCTTACGAAGAATCAAAACTTCTTTTTGAAGTTCTGCCTTCTCTTCTTCTAAAACCTCTATGTGGTCTTGGTAGATGATTACGCTCATAAAGTTATTTAATCATTTAATATCTTCTTTAGATTCTCTCAAGTATTGATTTAAAAGAAAGAACCATATCACACCCAATACTATAATAACAAATATTCTAATAGAGTCGGATGAAGTATCAATCATATCCTTGGTATATAACCCTTATACTTTTCAACCTGTGGTATTACATCTTGTTCAACCTTCTCCACAATCTGATCGATGATATTAACATCAAGACCTGCGAATGGTGGAATGATACCAAGTATACGAAGTAATCCATCTACAAATAATGCTAAACAAGTGAACCCAAGAATCATACTAATGATAGTAGCATCTCTATTATGCTTACGCATGGATGCTTCATCAATGGCACGTGCTTCTGCAACAGCTGCAGCTATCATAGCATCTACTTCTTCTTTAGTATAACAAAGTTTTTTAATGGTATCTTCGGTCATATCCCAGCTAATAAAAAAAAGGTGTCTAACCACCTCTTTAGTATATAGGATAGAACTCTCTATGTCAAGCAATAAGGTTAAGATATGATTATCTATTCTTGCATTACGCTACCATTCCTCCACCTACACAGATATAATTGATCATTTATTGTTCTAGTGTATGAGGTAGTTCCATCAGCAAGAGAATGTTCAATCAGTATTTTTTTCGCAAGAGTCATTTCATTTGAATAAAAAATTACTGGTTGGTTTTTACAATCACCACTCATATGTCTTCTCCTTTTGAATTTGGTTTTCTTCTGTATCACAAGATACCTTACACTTGACTAGTTTTTTATTATCTAATGCATTTAAAACTCTAGCCATGTCAACAGCAGATAGTTCCCCATCTTCTGTCCATTTCAAAGCGTTCATAGATGCTCTCATTGTTTGTTCTGGTTTCAACATACTATATTATATGGAAATCCTCATAAATGGTCATTTCTTTATATTGTTTTTTGCTTTGCTTAACAGAACGAAAAAAAAGACCTCTCAAAGAGAGGTCTTCTTAAGGTTTTATTTAGTTTTAAATTAACCAACAGAAGGAGCAACAAGTGCAACTTCAGATGTCTCAGCAGATGCTAAGTCAAGTGGGAAGTTGTGTGCATTTCTTTCATGCATAACTTCCAT